AGCTTAGTTACATAGTATGTGCTACCAGTGTAGTCAGTTACAGTAATAACACCTTGACCTGCGGTAATTGCACCGTTAGTCAATTGAATAATACCTGTGCCGTCTTGGTTTTCAACTTTATAACGACGTGTTGAAACTTGCTTGACAATGTCGCTGTTTTGACGAGTTGCTTTACCGCCGTTAGCTGTTGGCAAAAATGCTGTTACTTGAATTGCGCCAGGATTCACTGTGTCTGAACTTGTTAGTGTAGCTGTGGCAGCACCTGTACCAGCACTAACTGTAACAGTTAAGTTTTGACCAAACGGTGCGTTAACTGACTGTGAGCTTGTTGCTGATGTGGCTACAGTTGTACCTGCGGCAGCATTGGCCATAGTAGTGGCAACTTGGATGCGTGTTGGATGATTATTTGTAACAATGTAATATGCAGTACTACCAGTTAGTCCGCCAACTGAACTTGCTGGAGTGAATTTCATTCCATACATTGTGTCAGTAGTTGTGTTAACGTTAATGAAATTACTTGTTGCTGTTGTTGGATTGTTACCTGTAACGGCAGCGCCTGTTCCGACTTTTTCCAATGTATAAGTACCTGTTGAACCAGCAGTACCAGTTAATTGATTAGCGATCATTGCACCAGAACTAATTGTGCCACCAGATACAATCATACCAGTTGTTAAAACTGAGTCAGTTGCTGTCACAGTCATAACACTTGCTGCGATTGTAGCTGTAATTGTAGCTGTAACTGTTGCTGTTGATCCTGTGATAACTGCTGTACCGACTGTTGCTGGCAAGTAACCAGAACCAGCTTCTGTAACTGTAGCACCTAACAAACGATATGTTAATACAGGAGTAGCACCTGTACCTGCACCGCCGCTGATACTTGTCACTGCACTGATACCAGTGAATACACCACGTGTTGTAATTGAGTTAACAGTGGTAATTGCACCACCTGCTGTAGAAGTTACGTTAAGAACTGCTGAACCAGCGGCTGTGTTAACTGTCAAGTCAAATGTTTGTGCGTTACCATAACTGCTACCGCCACTAATTGTAGCACTTAGCACTTCAAAAGTTGGAGTAGCTGTAGCTGTTACTGAACCTTCTATTGCTAATGCTGGTGCTGGAAATGTAAATGTTGGAGCAGATGTATATGAACCTGCTGTGCCAACTGAAATACCACTAACTGATTGACCACCTAATCCATCATCTGCTGATGTACTTGAAGTACCCAAATCACGGTTACCAAAGAATTTTTTTGCTAAGGGACGTCCCATTTTGTTTTCTCCTTTATAGAAACAACGGCGTTCTAGGCCGTACGCGGTTAGATTTCCGCATAAAATCCACACCATGTGGATCATACTTTGTATTTAGCACATAATGAAAAAGGGCTCCTAAGAGCCCTTTCGCATGTGTCATATTAAAAACAGATTAACTGAATTTAACGTTTGAAATTGCTACACGACCTAGGTAGTCAGCTGCGTTACCTAGAGATGAAGCTGTATTTGACAATTCAACATAGCCATAACGTGTCATGAATGATACGACTGGTTCAAATGTTGTTGGATCTAAAACAACGCCACTGCTCATCAATGGAATGTATGGGCAATAGAACGCTGCTGCATCGCTTTCGCTAGCACCTTTGTAACCGATCAATACATCAGTTGCATCTGAAGCATATGAGTTAACATAAACTTTCATTGCATTGTTTAATGTACCAACGAACTTGGTGTTAGTAGGAGCTTCAAAAGTACCTTCTGTTGTACGAGCAAATGCGCTAGTAGTAGCAGATTGTAGAATTGTTAAAGCAAATGGACTTACAACAGCCCAGTTACCAGCGCCACGACGTGTACGTTGAGCGATCAAGTTAGCAACGCGGTTGATTTGAACTGCTAAAGCAGCATGCTCATCACCTACGAATGTTGCTGTTCCTGAAACTGCTGCTTGGTCAAAAGTTTCAATTGAAGAACCAGCCAATGATAGCAATGAAGCTAAGATTTCTTGGTCGATTTCAGCTGTAATTTCTTGAGCTAATGCAGCCATTACTTCTGCTTCGATATCAATACCTTGTTGGGCTTGAGCATCTTGTGCAGATTCAAATGTCCAGCGAGCTGACAATTTACGTGTCTTAGCTTCAACTGTTTGTTTCAAGATTTGAATGCTTAGTCTGTTACCAGGTTGGCCTTCAAATGAAGCTGTTGCACCAGCACGACCTGCTGAGTTACCTGAGTAACCTTCTGCGATCTTGAATGGTGATAGAGCCTCTTCACCTGCTACTGTACTTGGGCTACCAGATCCAGTAAAGTTATCTGCGTAACGTACACGTAGAGTGTGAATTTGACCTACAGGACCAGTCATTGGTTGTACGCCTAACAACTCGTTAGCAATAACGGTTGGCATGACGCGACGGATTACTGGAAGAATCACGCGGTTTAATGTTGCAACGTTACCAGCAGAAGTAGCACCAGCAGTTGGACTTTCCATCAAATACTTACGAGTATTTTCAAGTGTTACACCCATTACTGATTTTTTTGTGCCTTGCAAGCCTTCTAATAGGGCTTCCTTAGTTTCTGCCCAACGTCCGTTTAATAGTTCTGACATTTAATATTCTCCTTAGAATTTTAGTCCAGCAAGTCTGCGGATATCAACAATGTTGTTATCGTTCAATTCGCTGCTATGTTTGGTGTTGGAAATCTTATTTCCGGTTATTTCTTTAGCCTCTAATAGTGCCTGTTTCTTCTGCGGAGCATTACCAGCAATTACAGCTGGAAGATACTTTTCAAAACTTTCGTTAAGTTTAGTAGTCTTTACACTCTCCATTAACTCACCCATGATTTCACGTTGCTCTGAGTTTAACGGAGCAAGTAACTCGTTCATGATTTGTTTTCTTTCTTGCGCTTCTTTCAAAGACGCAATTTCTGCTTCCTTACTTTCTAGTAGAGCGGCAGCTTCTTCAGCAGCTTGTTGAGCTTCTGATACAGCTAACTCTTTCAGGTCTATAACCTTGAGTAATTTTGCAGTCTCGGACTTTTCGCTTAGGTAACTAGTTTGATATTCGCTAGCGAATGCTTCAAATAGTTTACGTCCAAAGTCGTTTCGACGAGCAGCATCGATGTCTTCTTTCAAGCTGTGTAGTTCAGAACGTAGTCCTTCACTAACAACTTGCTCGACTTTCTCTGCGGCACGTTGTACAAATTGGGCTTTTACCTTAGCTAGTTGGTCTTTTCCTTCACGGATCAAACGTACTTTGGTTTCTGCCAAATCTTGTTTATCTTTGTAAAATTCTGTAATTTCTTGAGCAAGAGCTTCTACAACGAATTGTTCTAATTTACCAAATTTAGTAGCCATAACTACTTGATCTTCATGCAACTCAGTAACTTCTGAAGCTAGTTGACGTGTAACAAATTCCTTCATTACTGCCGCTGTCTTCTTCTTTTCTTGAGCTAGCTTAACTTTCATTTCAGCTAATGCTTTACGATCTTCAGCAAATTCAACGATTTCAGCTGATAAATGATCTGTTACCATCTTATCGATAGCTTCGACCATTACACCTTTATCGTGCTCATATTTTTGAGCAAATTCTTCGCGTAATTGATGTGCAACTTCTTCACGGGCTTCATTGATTTTTGAATCCCAAGCTGCTTCGATTGACTCTTTGATCTCTTCTGAAATCACATTGTTTTCAAATAATTGTTTTAACGCATCCAACATGTGATTCTCCTTATTATTGGAGTTTGTTTATTATCGCTAATAAACTCTCTTTGAGATATTGTTGTGCTTTAGGGTCACCCTTAACTTCCTGCGCTATGCGTAAGGCATTATAACCACCACGACTGTTCATCAGGTGTTCATAAATTGGTGTTGGATATGCTCCCGGAGCACTAGGTTGAGCTACCATATCTACTGTGATAATCTCAAATTCTGATACTTCACCGGAGCCGTCTTCTTTGACGTTTCCGGATCCGCGACTTGATACTCCTAATTTCACGCCGCTTTCCAGCATTGTTTTGATTAGTTGTCCCATTGGTGTAGGTAAAATTTTCATCTTACCATAACCGTTTGGACCGTCCATCCACATATTTGTAATCATGTGTGACACACGGTCTAAGTTGATTTTTAGATCGTCTGGATGATCTACTTCACCAAGTACGGAATAACCGTTTTGAATCTGATCGTTAAGGGTTTTGACAGCCTTGCCAATCTCGCTCACAGGGTAAACTCGTTGGTTAGCGTTACGTATACCACCTTGTATACAAATACCGCTAAGATACAAGTTTTTCCCATCTTTGTCGTCAGACTCGACGATCATTTTTGCTTGGTCGAAACTTAAATTCTCACGTAAGTAGAGCATCTATTCGCCTAAAATTAACGTACTTTCTTGCCAATGATTGACTTAGTGTTGCTTTCGCCATTGCGATCTAAGTCACCTGTACCAGCACCTACCATATCACCTGGCTTAGCACCTTTCTTTTCAGCGCCGTGTCCTGGTTCTTTGTGCTTAAATGCTGTTTTACCTGCATTAGCACCTGGCTTGTTGATGTTACCACCATCTTGCAATGTTGTGCTTGGCTTAGCTAATCCACCTTGTGTGCCGCCAGTAGTTGTTGAACCACCACGTGCGATGTTAGCAGTTGTGCCGCCCATATCATTTTTACCAGCTACGATTGACTTGGTGTTAGCACCGTTGTCGCCACCTTTTGGTGATGAAACTTTGTTAACATATTCCATTAGACCCATATGATCTAAATCGTCGCCTGCTGGCTCTTCGCCACCTAATTCTGTATCAGCGCCACCGATATCATGGATACCAGGATGGTCAGCTTCTTCAGCATCTTCGTGACTCATTAATTGTTCAAATTCTGCTTTTAGATCTTCTAAAGCATCTTCTAGGTCCATAACGCGATCTTCAATTGCGCCATCACCTTCTTCACCTTCTTCACCTTCTGCGTCGTCTTCTTCGCTGTCTACGTCGCTAACAAAGTCGTCACCGGCGTCGCCGCCTACTTCTTCGCCTTCTTCGTCACTAGCGTCTGCATCGCCTTCTTCAGAATCATCAGACTCTTCAGAATCATCAGACTCTTCTTCTTCTGCTTCTTCGTTTTGGTAAGGGTTACCTTGATCTTGGCCTTCGCTAAAATCTGATTCTAATAATTCTTCATAGATTTCGCGTGATTTAGCTACTACGATATTATGGAAAATCTCTTTTGCTGTTTCTTGATCTTCATTGATCAATGCCTCAAGCATGGCTTCAAATTGGTTACGGTCAGTCATTGTTTATTCTCCTGTGAATGATGGTTATACAAGGCTGTAAGATATTTACGCCTAAATGTAAAATAGTACCTTAAATGCCGTCAAAACGACACGTTTTAATAAAATTAGTTATGCTGCTGGTGCAGGCGGTGTAAAATACATTGAATGTACAAAATCTAATTCCTGTTCCTGTTCTAGTATATGTGCTTCACTGGCCTTGCGTAATTCATTGATTTGACGTAAACTTAATCTAGTTTTACGTGTATCGTTACGGTGCATTGTGGTTGAATCGCGGTGAGGTTCATAACGCATATCATTAGATGTGCGTCGTGTATCTGGATCTATGTAGAATAGTTCGCGTAGGATCATATGATATTTATGCTGCTGGAGCAGATGTTGGAGCAGCGCCTACTGGAGGTACCACACCAGCATCACCTTCTGCAGGTGCTTGTTGCATATCTTCAGGTGCGCTAGTATCTTCTGCAGATGCTAGATCAGCTTCAATACCTGCTGCTGATAATCCTGCAGAGCGTAATTCGCCTGAAGCATCAGTGTCAGTTGGTTCACCTTTACCACTTTCTTCAGCCCATAGACGTTCGTTTTCTGCAATCTCATCGTCATTTAATCCTAAGAAACGTTTAAGAGCAAAACGTTTACTCATATAGGGAACTGCTTGAATTGTATTAAATGTATTAATACGTTCTGTATCTAATGCTGCCTGACGTGAACTTGCAAAATTTAATGGAGGATTAAATCTAATTTCAAATAAACTTGGATCAATGTTAGCACCTTTAGAGTACATAAACATTTTAAATTCTTGATCAAATTTCTCAGTAATTAGTGATTGTAAGCGTTCACAATACTTGTTAAAACGTAGTTCTTGAATATAAGCTGTGCCAACGCGACCGTCATTATATGATGCTTGGCTATCATCTGCACCTGTTGGCAAATAGCTACTTGGAATACGCAAACCACGGAATAATTTATTAGTAAAATATTTTAAATCGTCAATTTCACCTAGGTTTGTACCACCTGGAAGTGTTTCTACTTTACTACCGCGGCCTTCTGCTGTTGTTGGAAAGAAGTAGTCTTCGTTAATACTTAATGGGTTGTAAGCTGAATCAATAACGTTTTGCCCACCGCCAGTTTGACTTGGAATGCGTCTTTGATGTATTTCGTTTTTAACACGTTCTACAAAGGCCATAGCCATGTGTGCTGGCATGTTTCCTACGTCAATATGGAAAACTCTACGCTCTGGAGCACGTTGTATACGATAGATTAGAATAG